ATTTAACGATGACCCAGAAAGAAAACCAACTATTGAAACAATTCAGGTTGATAACTTACATGACAAATACAAATACGTTTCTGAATATGCACAGGATAGAATATTAGTTGCACATAGAATTACATCACCATTACTATTTGGTATTAGAACACAAGCTAACGGCTTTAGTTCTCAGTCTGAAGAAATGATGACTGCATTCTCTATCTTACAAACTATGACAATCAATCCATTCCAAAACTTAATTATAAACTTCTTAACTACTGCATTAAGTGAAGGTGGTTACGAAGATGTAGAATTGTATTTTGAGCAATTAACTCCATTGGCAATCTTATCACAACAAGCTGAAGATACAGGTAAAACAATTGATGAAGTATCTGAAGAAACTGATAAGCAAATGGAAAATCCAGCAACAACTGAAGATGATGGAGCTGGTTTAGTTGATAGTGGTATTGATAACGCAGATGAAGTTTTACAAATGAGTAATCCTAATTTTACAAAAGAATACGAAGTATATAAAAATTAATTAACACATGGCATACGCATTATTTATAACAAGAAACGATATCATCAAAAAGACTCCTTTACAGGGTTCAATAGATGCAGATAGATTGTTACCATTTATTCAAACAGCTCAAGAGAAGTACATACTAAACCTTTTAGGTACTGTATTGTATTACAAATTACAAGCTCAAATTGAAGCAGGTACACCATTTACTGGATACTATAAAGATTTGATGGATGAACATATCAAACCTACTCTAATATGGTATTCTACTATTGAATATCTTCCATTCTCTGGAGTGCAATTCAAAAGTGAAGGTGCTGTTAGACACGAATCAGAACAATCAAAAGCGGTTAGCAAAAACGATGTAGATTACCTTTTACAAAAGAGTATGAACAACGCTGATTACTACGCAACAAGAATGCAGAACTATCTAATATCATATTCAAACCAAATACCTGAGTATTTAGAATCAGTTGGTAATCAAACTCAAATCTATCCTGATATGGGCAATGCTTATTTCGGTGGATTAAACTTATAATAATATGGGAGCACAAGTAGTAAATAATATGGGTACAAACTATACGTTGTACTATAACATATTAGATTTTTTTAAAGTAGTAATGAAGAACCATCCATCTTTGAACTTTGTTTCGCAAGGTGATATGTATTCTATTGATACAAAAGAATTCCCAGCTTATCCGTTAGGAAACTTTACAATCAATGATGCAATATTTTTAGAAAAGGAATTAATATACACTTGCCAACTTACAATAGCTGATAAAGTTAAATTAAAGAATAACGAATCAATAGGTTCAGCTAATAACCAAACTATTTCATTTGAAGGAACTGATGATGTTGTTGATATACATGCAAATACACTATCAATTGTAAATGATATAGTTTCATTTAGTAGAACAGGTGTACAGGCATTTGAATTCTCTGGTGACCCAAGAGCAATACCATTTAAAGATAACTTTGATAATGGATTGGCTGGATGGGTAGTAACATTTAATCTTAAAGTATTTAACTCAGCAGATACCTGTTTGTTTAATCTTTATCCATAATGAAAACTCTTAAAGATATAGCTTTTAAATATGCCGATTTAGCCGCAATTTATATGGTTAATGGACAGTATTTCAAAAGAGCATTTATCACAGGTAATTTAGAAAGAAGGGTAAGGAATTACAATGATTTAACTAAAATGCTTAAAGAGGAAACCGAAGGTAGAATTGTTCTAGCTTTAAACTATGCTCCACCTGATGCTGAATACGGATACTTTGTGCATGAAGGTAAAGGAAGTTCTACTAAATACGGACCTAGAAGATATTCAGAATACGCTGCAAATGACCCAGAATTAGGAATATATATAAACGAATTCATATTGGGACAGGTAGATAAAAAGGTGGAAGAAATGGTAAAACCTTTAGATTTTGTACTAAAAGGATTTGCAAAGAAGTAACATCCAATACTTTTTAGTTTCTGAAGGTTAAATTAAAAAGATTTTAGATGGCTCTAACTATAACTCAAACTCCGGCAACCTGCTCGTTAGCACAATCCCCTACGATATTTACTCTAGCGGAAAGTGGTGATGTTGTATTAAGTGCATCATTTCAATACTATGCAGATTTATATTATTGGAGTGGAACAACTGCACAATCAAGTTCAATACCTGAATATACATTAGTAAAATATCCAAATGTATCTGAAGTGGGTATTTTTGATGTAAGTAAAATTATAAACTCTACATTACAAGACACTAGAGAAGAAAATCCTTCTAATGTAAAGTATTTTAAGATTGATGGGTATTTTAGATATTACAATGGTTCAGCTTATGTAACATCATCTCACGTACAATCAGCGGTATTTAAAGGATTAGACGGGTATGGTATATTCCCTGAACAAATAGGACAATCAATAACAACAACAACTCCACATTGGCCATTAATGACAAGTGGACCTGTATCTCAATCATTCTTTGATAGTAACACAGGTACAATAGGTGTATATACTGGTGGAGCTGGTTCAGTAGCTGCAATTCCAACTAAAGTAAGAATAGTAAGTGATTTAGGAACAACTGATATTGCCGTATCATCTTCTATTTCATCTTCACAACAAATTCAGCAAGTACCAATGTTTCCAGCACAAACTGGATTCCCTTATGCTTCGCCTGAATACTACACAATACAAGCTTATAATGGTTCTACTGCGTTGGGTACTCCAATTTATTTTAATTTTAAATGTGAGCAAAAGTATCCTAATATAAGAATTAAGTGGAAGAATAGATTTGGACAATTTGATTACTTTAACTTTGATATGGTTAATAAGCAATCATTCAATACAACAACAAGAGATTATCAGCCGCAATTAGGTACATGGACTGGTACAAGCTTATCATACAATAGTGCAGATAGCTCTAATCTTAATTACATAGTAGATTCTAAACAATCTATCGTTGTAAATACGGATTGGATTCCTGAAGCTTATAATGATATTGTGAAGCAAATATTAGTAAGTGAGGAAATCTATTGGATTCAGAATGAAAGTTCAGCAGTGCTGACGCCTATCACCATAGCAACTGATTCTATTGTATTTAAGACAGGAGTTGTAGATAAAGTGATTCAATACTCATTTGAATTTGATTACGGACAAGGATACAAGCTAATTTTATAATATATGGGAGTTATATCAACACAGGGAATAGAATTCCAATTGGTTGCAAATGGTGAGATTTTAGATTTATTTACCGATGAAGACATTAAGCTATCTGACAATGTTACAGGTCTATTTGATTTGGGCATTATACCTGCCGATTTTACTCGTCAGATTACGTTACCAGGTACGAAGAAGAACAATGCTTTCTTTGAGCATGTTTATGATATCAGTGTATTTAATCCTGATACATTTGCTACCAACGTAAAAGTTCCAGCTTATTTAGATTTTGGTGGATTATATTTATCGCAAGGATATCTACAATTAAATAAAGTAAACCTATACGCTAATAAGTTTATTGATTCATATGAGGTAACAATCTATGGAGCTGTATCTTCTTTTGCTAGAGAAATTAATAGAAGTTATCTTACTGATTTAGATTCTCTATCTGCATATAATCACACATCATCTTTTGCTAACATTAGTGCTAGTTGGGCCGGTCAATTATTTAGTGGAAATATAGTTTATCCATTAGCAGAGTATGGGCAGAGAATGAAATATACTTCTGGTGACCCTTTCTTTGGTATAGATGATAACGAAGGTGGATTAACAGTTCAAAATTTTAAACCATCTATAAAAGCAAAAGTAGTTTGGGATGCTATATTTGAAGAAGCTGGATACACATACTCATCTTCATTTATAAATAATGGTGGATTTGATGATATTTATTTACTTTGTAATAGAGCTCTAAAATATCCAATATATAGTGGAATTGATTTAGAAAATTATGGTGTAATTAAAGTATCACCTATTTCTGGAAGTGGACAAACTGATTTAAATATTCCACAAAATACAGGAACAAATTTACCTTGGTATAATATTCAAAAAGACCCTAGTGATGTAATAGGAGATAACTTATCATATAGATTAGATGTAACATCATCATTAAAAGGTATTTTAAATTTAGAACTAAAACTATCAGGTTCAATTGGTGGACCTGCTATTGAATTTATTGTAAGAAATACTGGTTCATTATCAACAACAGCTTCATTAACTACATTAGTAAACTTCAATCAATTTTTTAATAGTAATACATTCCAAGCGTTTGCAGATGGTAATACTGGACAGAATCAAACATATTCAATAGCTACTGAATTTACAACAGCTAGATTAGATCCTGGCACTTATTATTTTGGAATACAATGGTATGACCAGTTTACGGCACCATATAATAATTTTTCATTTGTATTAGACCCTAGTGGTAAACCAAAATCATCATTAGAAATTACTCAAGTTCAACAAGCGGCAGATGGTAGAATTATGAATATTCCTTTGAATATGCCATTTGGTACACAAGGTATTAAGCAGATTGATTTTTTAACTTCATTACAAAAGAAATTTAATTTAGTAATGTATCCATCTAAAACTGTAAGAAATGAATTTATTGTTGAATCATTTAATAATTGGTACAACAAAGGTAGAAGATGGGATTTTAACAAATACGCTAATTTAAATGAAAAGATAGAAGTAATTCCAGCAAATAATTTAGCTGTGAATGAATTAAATTTTGGTGATACATTAGACCAAGATTATATTTCACAACAATTTAGTAAAGAAGCTAATAGAGAATTTGGAAAAGCATATTATACTGATACTGAAAACTTCTTCTCACAAGGAAAATTTGAAGTTAAAACAGCTGTATCATCAACACAATTATTACAAATAGCAGGCACAGGTTTATCAGGAAGTGTTTCTGGTTTAGCTCCAGCGTATAGTTGTTATGTTTATACAAATATACAAATACCAGCTAATCAAACTATGACTTGGATTGATTGTGCTGGAACTTCACAATCACAATTTATTCCTGCATTTGCAACATTAAATTTAGGTTGTGGTAGACAGGGTAGTCATAGTGGACCTGTAACGCA